GTGAACTACATAGCAGATTTTGTATCCACGATAACCCTGAATTGTTGAAAGGCGGTGCTGACAATGTTTGAATACTTACACAGAGACGTTGTTAAAGATAGCATCCGCAAATACTTTAAAAACAAACTGGAAAGAGACATTGATGACGTAGACGTGGTGGACGCAAATGCCGAGTTGCAGAAAATTTTTGACGAAGCAATTGGCGACGATGTTGCACCGGTTAAGCGTGGCGAGTGGATTGAAAGAGATATTGATTATGACACTTACTGGGATTGTTCTGTGTGCGGTGAAAGTTTCTACTTTATAGAAGGCAGCCCTACGGATAATGCATATGCGTACTGCCCAAACTGCGGCGCGAAGATGGACGGTGAGAACAGTGTCTGACAACCAGCCATATATCCGCACCTGCATAAATAAATGCGGTGGCCACAGCTGCTGTAACTGCTGCGGCAAAGCACCAAACACACACATTATAAAAGACGACAAAACGCTGTCTTATCGCCTTGTGTATAAGCGCGATTGTTGCTACGAGACTCAGTTTCAAAAACCGCAAGACTGTATGTATCTGCAAGGCAAGACCAGGGCGCAATGGCTGGAAGAAGAAAAGGAGAAACACAATGGAAGACTACAAAAAAAGACTGATTGACGAATACGTTGAACTCAAGAAAAAATATACAAAGCTGCATAAAATGCTTGTGAAGTATGACGCAGGTCTCTTGGAATTTACACCAAACTGCCCTATTCACCTGTTGCGCAGACAGAAATCTGTAATGGGCGAATATCTTAACGTACTGGAAATAAGAGCAATTACAGAAAACATCACTCTGCCGGAAACAGTCTCTTGTGATTAAGGAAGTGGTTTTGTTATGAACGACAACATAAAACGCGGCGATTTGTTCTATGTAGCTATCCCTTATGCTGTTGGCAGCGAAATGTACAAGACCAGACCTGCAGTTATTGTAAGCAACAATATTATCAACAAAACAAGCCCTACAGTTATGGTTGTGTATTGTACCAGCAGCGCGCAGAAAAGAGATATGCCGGAACACGTTGTTATACGCAGCACACCTGTGCGCAGCATAGCATTGTGCGAAGGCATAAGCTGTGTGGACAAATCCAGAATTGAAAATTATATCGGCCACATCACCGAAAGAGAAATGGTGCAGATTGACCTTGCTCTGATGATTGGACTGCAGCTGCAGGACAGGCTGATTGTAGACGAAGACCCAAAACGATTGTTTGAAGCGCAGCTGCGTGACGATGCAGAACTGATACGCAAAAGCCACGAGGCAGATATATTCCACAGGCTGTATGACGAACTGCGCGACATACTTGCAGAAAGGAAAAAGGACAATGAGATATGACCTGTGCAGACCATGCGCTGAAGAAATGACCGCCAGCGGACGTGAGATTGTAAAAATCAAAGGCGGCAGCGACAACAAGATAACCTGTAAAAAATGTAAACGCCGCAGATTTGGTGCTACATACGAAATAAAACCGCTGAAAAAGAAAAAGGCCGAGGCTTAACCGCTTCGGTCTTGCGTTTTTGTGGGGGCGAAAAAAGTTTTTATATAAGTTACACTGAAAAATTAGAAAGGAGCTGGCTGTATATGGCGAACAAAAGTAAATATTTTTCCCACGTGCAGCCACGCCTTGAAGAAATTGCTGCTTGGAGCAGAGACGGCGTTTCTGATGCTGATATTGCAAAAAACTGTGGTGTTGCTGCTTCAACATTTTGTGATTATAAAAACCTGCATAGCGAATTGGCGGAGGTGCTCGCGCGCACGAAGAACTATGTGGATAACGTTGTTGTAGTTGGTGCATACTACCGTCGCGCCATAGGCTATGATGCCGTGGAAACCAAGAAAGAATATATCATTGTGACCGACGAGAAAACTGGCGAACAGCGGCGCATCCTTGTTAAAGAAACAGAGCAAACAAAGCATATACCAGGCGACCCACGCGCTATGGAAAACTGGCTGCGGCACAGACAGCCTGAGCAGTGGGGCGAAATTAAAAACAACAATCCTGACGATAACAATACCGGCGTTGTTCTTATCCCTGCAGTGAGAGAGGATGAAGACGATGAGTAACATTGTATGGCAGCCGCAACCGAGACAGCTGGAATTTATGAGCAGACCTGAATACGAGGTGCTTTACGGAGGTGCTGCAGGCGGCGGAAAAAGTGATGCTGTTGTTATTGAAGCACTGCGACAGGTGCATATACCGCATTACAAGGGGCTTATTATACGAAAAACATTTCCACAGCTGTCAGAACTGATTGAAAAAACCCAGTTATACTATCCGCAGGTTATAAAAGGTGCATATTACAACACATCTTCTCACACTTGGTTTTTCCCTTCCGGCGCAAAGATAGTTTTTGGCAGTATGCAGCACACCAAAGATAAACTGAAATATCAAGGTAAAGCCTACGATTTTATAGCTTTTGACGAGCTGACACACTTTACTTACGAAGAATACAGTTATCTGTTTTCGCGTAACCGCCCTAATGGTCCCGGAACGCGTGTTTATATCAGAGCGACAGCAAACCCCGGCGGTGTTGGTCACGGCTGGGTAAAAGAACGGTTTATAACCGCTGCACCTCCGGGCACACCTATAAAAAGCGAGATTGACTATATAACGCCTGACGGACAAAAGGTTAAGAGACAGGTAAAAAGGGTGTTTATTCCCTCTACAGTTTTTGACAACCAAGCACTGCTTAAAAACGACCCAATGTACATACTGCGCCTTGCAAGTATGGCAGAAGCCGAAAAAAATGCACTGTTATATGGCGACTGGGACAGCTTCAGCGGACAGGTATTTACAGAATGGCGTAACGATGCTGCACATTATGAAGACCGTCGCGGCAGCCACGTTATAAAACCTTTTCTTGTTCCGCAGACTTGGAGTATCTGGTGTGGGCTGGACTGGGGTTACAGCAGACCTTTTTCTGTAGGCTGGTATGCAGTAGACCACGAACGCCGATTGTACAGAATACGTGAACTATATGGCTGCACCGGAACGCCGAACACCGGCGTTAAATGGGAGCCTACCGCTGTTGCAAAGGAAATTAAACGCATTGAAGCGGAAGACCCTAACCTGAAAGGCAGGAAGATATACCGTGTTGGCGACCCTGCTATTTGGGGCAGCGACGGCACCGAAAGCATTGGCAGCTTATTTGAAAGAGAACGTGTTTATTTTGAAAAGGGCGACAATGCCAGAATTGACGGCAAGATGCAGATGCACCACCGCCTTGCTTTTGACGACAACGGAGTGCCGATGCTATATGTGTTCAACACCTGCAAACATTTTATAAGGACTGTACCTAACCTTGTGTATGATGAAACCAACGTTGAAGACATTGACACAGACGGCGAAGACCATATTTACGACGAATGCCGATATGTTTGTATGAAAAATCCGATTGCAGCACCGATTAAATCCAAACTGCATATCCCTGAGTACAACCCATTGGATATTGGCAAAGAAACTTACGACAGATACGAATACTTTAGGAGGTATTGATTATATGTTTACATTTTTTGGAAAACAGCCTGCAGCAACGGAGCAGCCGCTGCAGAAAAACGGACTGGGTATTCCCGGACTTGACCTGCAGGATGTTCAGTTGACAAGCGAGCAGGAAGCCCAGCTGCTTTTGCAGCCTGAAAACAAAGTCGTTATAGGCCAAAATGAGATACGCGAAGCTGCAGAGATACTGCAGAAATACAAACAGGGCAAGACAAACCTTGAAGCACGTATCATTGAGGACGAAGAATGGTACAAGCTGCGCCACTGGGAAGTGCTGAACAAAAACAGGGATGCAACCAACGGCGGCAACAGCCCTGCACCGTCAAGTGCGTGGCTTTTTAACAGCATTGTTAACAAACACGCTGATGCAATGGATAACTATCCTGAACCTGTTGTGCTGCCAAGAGAAGAAAGCGACAAAGACAGTGCAAAAATGCTGAGTGATATTCTGCCGGTTATTCACGAATACAACCAATACGAAAGTACATACAGCACAAACTGGTGGGAAAAACTGAAACACGGCACAGGTGTATATGGCGTGTTTTGGAACAGCCGCAAAGAAAACGGACTTGGCGACATCGACATTAAACCGCTTGACCTGCTGCAGCTGTTCTGGGAACCAGGCGTAACTGATATACAGAAGTCACGAAACTTTTTTATCTGTGAACTGGTGGACAACGACCTGCTGGAACAGCAGTATCCGCAGTTTAAGGGCAAATTTAAAGGCAGCAGCATTAAGGTTGAGGAATATCTGTATGACGACAATGTTGATATAAGCGAAAAAAGTGTTGTTGTGGACTGGTACTACAAGAAAAGCAGCACCAACGGCCGCACACTGCTGCATTATGTTAAGTTTGTAAATGACTGCCTGTTATATGCCACAGAAAACGACAAGGACTACAGATATACAGGTTGGTATGAACACGGCCTTTATCCTGTTGTGTTTGACACTTTGTTCCCTGAAAAAGGTACTCCAGTAGGCTTTGGCTATGTTTCTATATGCAAAGACCCACAGCTGTACATAGATAAACTTTCGGCCAATATCCTTGAAAGTAGCCTTATGAACACCAAAAAGCGATTTTTTGTAAGCGGCAATACAGACATTAACGAAGAAGAATTTTTGGACTGGAACAAACCGCTGGTACACGTTACCGGTGATTTGGGTGAGCACAGAATACAGGAAATTGTATGCAGACCACTTGATGGTATATATCTTTCTGTTATGGAACAGAAGATTGACGAAATGAAAGATACTGCATCCAACAGGGATTTTAACAGTGGCAGCAGCAGTGGCGGCGTAACCGCTGCAAGTGCTATTGCTGCACTGCAGGAAGCCGGCAACAAAACCAGCCGCGATATGATTGCAGCAAGCTACCGTGCGCACACCGAAGTTAACAAAATGTGCATTGAACTTATGCGACAGTTTTATGACGAAACACGAAGCTTCCGTATTGTTTCTGCAAATGGCACAGACTATGAATTTGCAGAGTTTAACAATCAGCAGATAAAAGACCAGCTGACAGGCAGAGATGCTAACGGTGTTGAAATGTACCGCCGTCCTGTGTTTGACCTTAAAATCAAGGCGCAGCGAAAAAATCCATTTAGCCGTATGGAACAGAACGAGCGCGCAAAAGAACTTTATCAGATGGGCTTTTTTAATCCTGATAGAGCACAGGAAGCACTTGGCGCAATAAAAATGATGGACTTTGAAGGCATCGAAGATGTGCGTGAACACATTACACAGGGCAATACCCTGCTGACAATGGTACAGCAGATGAGCCAGCAAATGGCACAAATGGCAGCTGTTGTGCAGGCCGTGAGCGGCGCTGAAATCCCCCCAGCTGCGCCTTCTGCTGCAGGTGAACAACCAACGCAGACACGTAATGCAAACGACCTTGCAAGGAATATGACAGCGGCACATACACCGCAGGAAAGCTACAGCCAGAACTTATATAAACGGACAATGAACGGTTAAAGAGGTGCAGACGTTATGACACAGGTATACGCTGAAAAAGACGGACGAAGATACACCCTATCCGTAAAAGGCCACGCAACCGGAAGCGAAAAGGTTTGTGCTGCAGTAAGTGCAATATCATTTGCGGTGCTTGCCTTTTTAAACAATACAGAAACCGACACTATTCCACTTATAAAACATTTCGATAATAAAAATGCCGACGCACACTTTGTTTGGACTGGTGGCAGCGGTGCTTTGGCCGCCTTTGAACTGGCATATATGGGGTTTAAGCAGCTGGAAATGGCAGAAAAAGAGTGTATTTGCGTAAGATTTGTTGAAATTGTTTAAAATTTTTCGCTGTTTGGGGGGCGAAAAACAAAAAAAGTATTGATACATTAAAATTGTCCCTTGGTCTTTGCATCCCAGCCGAGCAAAGTACGCACATTTTTGAGATTGTGCGCAACTGCCGTTCGCAAAGGCCAAGGCAACTGCCACACGGAGGCATTATTCCGCGAATTTACGGAGGAAATCCAGATGAAAAAAGTTAAATTATTTCCTGTTGACCTTTCTATGTTTGAGGGCGGCACAGCCGGTGCTGCCGCAGCAGCTTCTGCAGGTGGTGAAGGTGCAGGAACTATGGGCGAAGCTACAGGCAACCGCGTGGACACCCAGCGTGGAAAAAAGGGCGCATATAACAATGTTGTTTTTGGCAAACAGAACAACACAGCTTCTGCCGCCGAGAAGCAGACCACAGAAAATATCGAAGCTGCAAATACTCTGGAAAACAGGCGCAAGGCTTTTAAAGAGCTTACCAATGGTGAATACAAAGATATTTATGACACTGAAGTTCAGAATATCATAAACCGTCGCTTTAAAGAAACAAAGCAGCTGCAGCAGACCGTAAATCAGTATTCCCCTATTGTAAATATGCTTATGGAGCGTTACGGCATTGAGGACGGCGACGTAGCAAAACTGCTTAACGCTGTTGAAAATGATGATGCGTACTGGAACGAAGCTGCCTATGAAGCAGGTATGGAAGTTGAACAGTATAAACGTTTCAAAAAAATGGAAAGAGAAAACAAAGCCTTTGCCGAAGCCGAAAGACAGCGTAAAGGAAAAGCACAGGCGGATGCACAGATACAGAAATGGTATGCAGAAGCAGACAGCCTTGCTGCAAAATATCCGGACTTTGACCTTGCAGCAGAAGCACAGAATCCACAGTTTATTTCTTTGCTGCGCAGCGGCATCCCAATGGAACACGCATACGGCGTTATCCACATGGACGAGATTATTGCAAACAACAGCGCAGCAGCAGCACAGAACGCTGAAAGAAAAGTTGTTGACAATATTCGTGCCAAAGGCGCAAGAGTTGCTGAAAACGGTACAAATGACCAGAGTGCATTTATTGTAAAAGACGACGTTTCCAAACTGTCCAAAAAAGACCGTGCGGAAATTGTTAAACGAGTTCAGCGAGGAGAAAAAATTGTATTTTAGTTCCTCGCTATGAAAGGAGCTAATTACTATGTTTGAAAGAAAAAACATTCTCTTGTTCCCTGTCAAACTGGATATGTTTGACGGCAACACAAACGTTACTACAGACGTTGGTCTTAGTGACGAAATGAAAACATTTTATTCTGACTACCTGATTGATATGGCTGGTCCGGAACTTGTTCACGACCAGTTTGGTCAGGTGGCAGACATCCCTAAAAACGGCGGTAAGACAATTGAGTTCAGAAAATACAGCCCACTGCCAAAGGCTCTTGTACCACTTACAGAAGGTGTTACACCTGACGGCAAAAAACTGTCTATGAGCGTTATCACAGCAACAGTTAACCAGTATGGTGACTACGTTGAACTTTCTGATGTCCTTTTACTTACTGCAATCGACAACAACCTTTTGCAGGCAACAAAACTGCTTGGCAAACAGGCAGGTCAGACACTTGACACTGTTGTAAGAGAAGTTCTCAACGGCGGTACAAACGTTATCTATGCAGGCGGCGTTGACGACCGTGCAGAACTGCACTACACAAGCGAAGAAAGCAACTGCAACATCACAGTTAACGATGTGCGTAAAGCTGTGCGTCTTCTTAAAAAGATGAACGCACCAAGAATTGATGGCTGTTACATCGGCATTATCAACCAGGACGCTTCTTACGACTTTATGAATGACCCAAAATGGGTAAATGTAAAAACATACAGCGACCCAGAGGGTATTTATGAAGGTGAAATCGGCAAAATTGAAGGTGTACGCTTTGTTGAAACGAGCGAAGCAAAAATCTTTGAAAAAGCCGGCGCAGGCGGTGCAAACGTATACTCCACCCTTATCCTTGGTGCAGAAGCATACGGCAGCACAACTGTTAAAGGCGGCGGCCTGAGACATATTGTTAAACAGCTTGGTTCTGCAGGTGCGGCTGACCCTCTTGACCAGAGAGCAACAGCAGGCTGGAAAGCGCTTAAGGTTGCTGAACGTCTTGTTGAGGAATATATGGTGCGTATCGAAAGCACATCTACATTCTCTCACGAAGATGCTGCGTAATATAACAGGTTAAAGCGATAAGGCTGCCATAAAACGGCGGCCTTATTATGTAAACAGGAGGATTATGACAATGGCAGACAAAAAAAATAAAGCTAATGCAGCAGCACCTGAAGCGACTGTTGAAGAACTTATGAAACAGCTCGCAGAAGAACGCGCTGCAAAGGAAGCTGCAGAGAAAAAAGCTGCAGAAGCTGAAAAAGCAAAAGCTGATGCAGAAGCGGCTCTCGCGGAAAAAGAAACAGGTATTTTTATCAACACCGGCACAGCCAGTGATGATGCTGCAGCAAAAGCCGCTGCAAAAAAGGCATATTACAATGAGCTTGTGCCTGTGATGTTGTTCAAAGACAACGACAAGTATAAAGATGACGTGTTTGTAGCGCACAACGGCAGAACATATCAGATTAAACGCGGTGTGCAGGTTATGGTGCCGAGAAAAGTTGCGCTTATCCTTGAGCGCAGCAAAGAACAGGATATGCAGACCGCTAACCTTATTCAGCAGAAAGAAGCTGAGCTTAAAGCAAAGGAAAAGGCTTTAAACATCTAAAATAACCGCGAAACACTTTTGGCAGTTACGACACGGCGTAGCAAATTGGAGTTCTGAGCACTCTCCAAGATTGCTGCGCCGTTTTTTGTGAGGTAAAAAATGAGAAAGATTATACAGCTGAATATTGCTGACGAATACATTGAGGGTGCAGGCGTGAGCATTGGTGCTGCAGGCAGCCACGATGAAACAGAAATCGAATGCCATTTCAGCGAACTGTGGGAAAACACAACAAAAACAGTGTGCTGGACTAACTCTATGGGTGAACCGGTAACAATTACGGTTACACCGCTTATGGATGTTGACGGAAACGGAAACACATACAGGGTGCCTATTCCTGCTGAAGCTAAAAAATATAGTGGCGAAGCAGGGCTTACAATAAAAGGTTGCTTGATTGACGATGAAACAGCAAAAGAAATAATTGCTGTTGTAACTGGCACTGCCTATTTCTTGGTACCTGAAGCTATCTGGGGCGAAGGCGAAACAGAAGATGTTACGCCAAGTCAGGCAGAGCAGCTACAGAGAGAGATAGACGAAATCAAAGAAACTATCTGCGATGCACAAAAATCTGCTGCCGCTGCTGCTGAAAGCCACCAGAGAGCATCTGCCTGCGCAGATATTGCAGCAAATTGTATGAATAACGCCGCGGCATCCGCAGACAATGCATTGAAAAGCGAAGCATATGTAGTTCAGCAGGCAAGAAACTCTGAAAGCTGGGCTGTAGGTGGTACCGGAACAAGAGAAAATGAGGATATAAACAATGCAAAATACTGGTCGGAACAGGCACAGAATGCTGCAGGCGGCGGCGTTACAAGCTTTAATGGACGTCAGGGTGTTGTTATGCCTGACAAAAACGACTATCCCCCTGCTTTTATAGGCGCGCAGACAAAAATCAAAGGCACTGCAGGTCAGGTTGTAATGATAAACGAAAACGGCGAAGCAGAGCCACAGACAAAAGAATTTGGCCTTAAACCAAGAATTATTGTAACTACAGAAGCAGGCAGCGTTGTTCGCGCAACTACAGAAAACATAATTTATGAAGCCATTGCAGACGGTGACGGCATTGTGGAATTTGATGTACAGGGATATTCTGCTTGGTATATTGAAGCTTCCAACAACGGCAAAACAGACAGTATCAACCTTATTGTTGACGAAGTTAGACAGTATCGCATATCACTGACTTACTTTTATAGCATTATTCATATATCAACAGAAGCAAATGCCGAAGTTATAGCTGTTGGCGCAAATGGTGCGATATTCACCGAAACAAGCGACAGCGGCGGCGCTGCAGATATTCTTGTTACAGTTGCAGATACATACACTGTTTCCTGCAGCGTTGACGGAGTGGAAGCTGTAAACAAAGTTGTTGTTGATGTTCTGGAAACAGGCAAAACATACAACGCTGCAGTCGGTTTTATCTACGGCTTTACAAGAACACAGAACAGTGCAGGAAACGTCATTACATATACCGACGACTGTAAGGATTTTGAACGCGCATATATGAATTATAATGCAGGCGCATTTATCTATGGCAGTTGGGAGGCGTTTTGTACTGACATCAATCGCCCTGTAATGCTTAAGTATGACGGCACTGTAGACTATGAGCTTGACCGTGACGACCAAACAAAAAAAGCTGTGAGCGGCGCAGCGAGTGACATTACCAGCACGGCCTATGGAGGCAATGCTATGGCTGCCTTTAAAAAACTGTATTTTTACCGCAGCGGCAATATTGTTAAGTGTTCCAGAGTAAAAATCAACGAACACTATAAAGCTTATGCACATATGAACGCTGCAGGCGAAGAACGAGACGAGTTTTACTACAGTATGTACAAAGGTTCGAATATTTCCAGTGTTCTGCGTTCAATCGCAGGTCAGGGTGTTATGGTTAGTCAGACTGCAGCAACAGAAGTTACAAGAGCGGAAGCCAATAACGGTGAAGGCGGCTTGAATGTGCCGAGCAATGCAAAGGGTGACGGCTGGTTTACTATCGTGAAAAGTCGTTGGGACTTTATCAATGACCTGCTTACACTTATAAGTAAAAGCGACAACTCGCAGGAAGCTTTTGGCTGGGGCAGATGTGCAAGCGGCAACACTGCTGGTGTTACTCCGGGCAGCCTTAAGGACAAAGGTCAGTTTTTTGGGTACACCAATCAGACAAGCAGCGTAAAGGTTTTCTATATCGAAGATTTTTACGGAAACTACTGGGATAGAATGGCCGGTATGGTTATCGCAAGCGGCAGAATTAAAACAAAAATGACCGCACCGTACCCTACCCCGAGCGACAGCGACGTGTATACCGCCGCAGGATATGTTGACAGCAATATAGCTGCAGGCGGAACAAGCGGCAATATTGTAACCGATGCAACTATGACCGACCAAGGCTATATACCAAAAACAGCAAGCGGCGGAACAAGCGTTAATGGCTATTGGTGCGATGGTCTTTGGTTTAATAACGGTCAGGTTGACTACGCGTTTGTCGGCGGCAACTGGG